GGCTTGATTTACGTTACCAGCATTTGCACCGATTGCTATAGCACTTTGACCTTGATTATTATACCCTGCCAATGGGCCAATTGCTATTGCATCTTGGGCTTGTGTTATTTCAGCAGCCTGTAGGCCTATTGCTATTGCACGAAGTCCTTGAGTTGTCATACCTGCTTGAGTACCAATTGCTACAGCAACGGCACCTTGTGTAGTTTCACCTGCCTTTTCACCAATTGCTATTGATTGTGCGCCTTGAGTTGCTGACCCTGCAAGATATCCAACTGCTACTGCGCTTGCGCCTTGGACTTGAACACCGGCACTTCTACCAACTGCTACTGCGTTAGCGCCTTGAGTAGTTTGACCTGCAAGATTACCAACTGCTACTGAGTATTCGCCTTGTGTTGCTGACCCTGCACTATCACCAACTGCTACTGCTTTTGTACTTTGATTTGTAAGACCCGCTGATGTACCAATTGCTACTGCAAATCCATTTTGTGCAGTTAGACCTGCACTATGGCCAATTGCTATTGCCAGTTGGCCTTGAGTAGTTTTACCTGCGTCTTTACCAATTGCTATAGCAGAGGTACTTTGTTCAATCGCGGCTGCGTCTTTACCAATTGCTATAGCGTCTATACCTTGTCCTCCGAGGAAAAACATATCGTTCGTAGGTGTTTGACTTGCATCTGAACTTAGTGTAAGTGTTGTGCCGCTATCTACAGAAACAACAGTTTGTGTTGTAAATCCAGTGCCACGAACTCGGAACCCTGGATATATTCCTGTTGTATCATTTACAACAAGTGCTGCGCCGCCAGTTCCGCCACTTACATAACTAGAAACAATAAGGCCACCCGTTGCTGCGCCATAGCCAACTGCAACAGCGCCATCTTCTTGCCCGTGTGTGCCTGCGGCTGCACCAACTGCAACAGTGTCATTGCCTTGATATTCTGCACCCGCACCTGCACCAATTGCTGTTGCGCCGCTGCCTTGCTCATTTCCACCTGCACTATAACCAACTCCTACTGATTGCATTCCTTGGTAGATACTTCCTGCGCCATAGCCAACTGCTACAGTAAAGACAGCCTGTCCTGTTTCACCTGCATTTGTACCAATTGCTACTGCGAGGTTTGCTTGATTAGTTTTACCTGCATCTCTACCAAGTGCTATACTTGTCGCACTTGTTCTTAAACTTACTGCATCTACACTTGCTGTATCTACTGGTCCAACAATCTTATTGCTAACTCCATCTACTAGTAATGTACTATCATCACCAAACACACTACCTGTAAGATCACCGTCTAGCGAAACAGCTGGAGCAATAGTAACACTATTGCCGCCAGTTATGGATATAGTATTTCCATCTATCGAAAGTGTTTGTGCGTCTGTGTTTAAATCTCTTGCGTATACTTCGTCAAAGTTATCATTAACTTTATCAAACGCAGAACGAATACTTTCACCGTCTCCGGTTAATTCGCCTGTTCCTAAATTTATCGTTTGCTTTGCCATCTATTACGCCCTTAATGATTTAATCTTATGCTGTTAACTGTGCCGCCAGTCCAATTACTAACGTATGTTCTTACCCAAACATAGTTTCCAGTAAAATTATAGTTTTTAGTATTAGTAGTAGCACTAGTATATTCTACAGAAGTAATGCTTTGAGTTGCAACTAAACCAGTAGTGTCAACACTTTGTTTACCGGAGTCTAAAACTAAAGTAAACCAGTCAGCTTCTACTGGGTTAGTTGCAAGTGTTCCTTGCATAGCTACTTTCCCAATAAACCCTGCTAGGTCTACTTGTACTGTATGAAGGCCGTCACTACGTCCGTAGTAGCCGTCTCCTTTGAATTTATCACCTGTGACAGTCTCAGTAGTACCGCCTCCTGGGTGTGTATTTGCTGATAAGATGGTTTTACTGTTCATACAACTATTTATCTATCTTCCTATTGTATAACAGTTTATCAATTCTTTGCACCCTACCAATAAATAAATTTAATAATTGCAATACCTTATTATCACGAACGTAGAAATAGAATCCTTTAGTATAACCTTTGCGTTCAATAGTTTCTAAACATAGTTCGCCAGCTTTAGCTTTTCCATTATTATTTCTAATCCAGTTAGCTAATGCAGGATCAACTCCGTTGTTCAACGTAATTTTATATTCATATTCCGGAGGCGTTTTGACTAAGATGACATTTTTTTCTAAAAGATTAATGTTTGAAATAGGTTCCCAAAGCTCAACTGTTGACTTAATTGTGTTACTTAGCATTTCTAACCAAGCATAGTTATGAGAATATATTTGCATTTTTGGATTTTGTATGCGTATTTTAAAGTCTTGCTGTTTGTAAAACTGTATATAAAGTTTTTTTGCTTCGACAAATGTTGCTAATTCAATACAGGTTTCTTTAAGATACGAAACTCTAACTAGTGGCTGGCCTTTCTCATGCATTTGTTGTAAAATATCTAATTCTATTTTTGCGTTTGATAAATTTTTATCTCTAAATATATGGGAAAGACCATTTACTATAACTAGTTTATACGGGTATTCGTCATAGAATAACTTAGTAGTTTCACGTTTCTTTGACGACAGCATTAACATTTACCTTAAGTGCAATAGTATTATCGTCATTCATATCAATTGTTAAAATACCACCATTTTTAAGTTTTCCAAACAACAACTCTCTAGCTAGGGGCATTTTAATTTCTCTGTCAATAACACGTTGGAGAGGCCTTGCTCCCATTTTAGGATCAAATCCTTTATCAACTAAGTAGTCAAGAGTTTCGTCAGTAATAGAAATTTTAACATTCTTGTCTTTAACTTGATCTTTAAGTTCAACTAAGAATTTGCCAACAATTTTAAGCATAACAGGCTTGCCAAGTTTTGCAAATGTAACTACTCCGTCGAGTCGGTTACGGAATTCAGGACTAAAAAATTTCTTAAGAGCTTTATCTTCGTACGCATTATCTTGAGATTCTCCACCAAATCCGATTGTATTCTTTTCAGAGTCTGCTGCTCCTAAGTTAGTTGTAAGAATTAGCACACAATTACGTGCATCTGCTTCTTTACCATTAGATCCTGTAATCTTACCATTGTCCATAATTTGTAGTAAGATTTGACTTACATCTGGGTGTGCCTTTTCAATTTCGTCAAGTAGAAGCACACAGTTTGGCGATTCTTGTAACTTAACAATTAACTGTCCTGCACTATCTTCGTGACCTACATAACCTGGAGGGCTACCAATTAGCTTACTTACACTGTGTTTTTCTTGATATTCGCTCATATCAAACCGCACCAACTTAACACCTAAATTAGTTGCAAGTGCTTTGGCAGTTTCAGTTTTACCAGTACCAGTTGGTCCCATAAACACAAAGCTACCAATAGGCTTATCTGCTGCCTTAAGACCTGCCTGTGCTACAAGTATTTTATCAACAACGCTTTCAACTGCTTTATCTTGACCGTAAACTTGCTTTTTAATATTGTGTTCAAGATTAGCAAGATTTTCAGTTTCTTTTTCGCTTACTTGTTCTTCTGGTAAGTTAACTGCTTTAGCAAGTTCAAATTGAATTTCTGCTGCATCAACAATTTTATCACCGATAACTTCTTTTAGATTAAACCGTGAACACGCCTGATCAATTAAGTCAATTGCTTTATCGGGTAGTTTTTTATCTGATTGATATTTTACTGAAAGTTTAATAGCTTCATCAATTGCTGATTCAGTAATTGTAGTTTTATGATAATCTTCGTAATATTTTTTAAGACCTAATAAAATATCTTTAGTTACAGATGTACTAGGTTCGTCAACGGTCACACGCTGGAACCGACGCATCAATGCACGATCCTTTTCAAAGTACTTGCGATACTCTTCCCACGTAGTTGATGCAACAACTTTAATGTTACCTTTGCTTAGTGCTGGCTTGAGCATATTAGCAAGATCGTTTGCACTATTTCCACCACCTGCGCCTGCGCCACTAATCATGTGTGCTTCGTCAATAAACATAATAGTTTTGCCTTTTTTCTTTAAGGCAGATAATACAAGTTTAAACCGCTCTTCAAAGTCTCCACGATACTTACTACCAGCAAGCATACTACCAATATCTAAGTTATAAACATTATATTCTTTTAAGAACTCAGGCACTGTGCCTTGTTCGATATTAAATGCCAGGCCTTCTGCAATTGCAGTTTTACCAACACCTGGATCGCCTACAAGTAATACGTTGTTTTTGTTGCGACGACCAAGTGCGAGCGCAATTGAATCTAATTCTTCAGCTCTGCCAATAACAGGATCAATAGTTTTCTTTTTAACTTCGTCATTAAGATTAGAAGTAAATGCACGTAGTGCTTTTGCTGCCGCGCCACTCATTTCCTCATCTTCAGTTTCGTGATCAATTTCACTACTTAAATAATTTGCAAACTTATCTTTTTCAATGCCTGCTTGATCGCAATAGTATGCTGCGTGAGATTTTTTCTCACTAATAATACTAAGCATTACATCACTTAGCTCAATATGACTGCGACCATTAAATAATGTCTGTGTAAATGCTCGATTTAAACAACGTTCGACAGTTTGTGTTTTCTTTGGCTTATGTTTACTTGTTTCAATTTTAATATCTTCGCAGCTATTTTTTAGATAGTGCTCAAGGTTAGATTTTAAATAATCTGTATCTGCTCCAAATCCTTTAACTAGATTATAAAAATTATCACTACACAGCATTGCAAACAATAAATGCTCTAGCGTGACATATTCATGCTGTAATTTTTGTGCATCCCTTACAGCTTTGTCAAAGACTAGTTGTAAATCTTTACTCGGTTCAACCATTTGTGTATTCCTTTATTAACTTCTTTTGTTTTTTCTTTGCCATTGACAATTTTAATTTACTAACTCTTTCGGTAAATTCAATTCCTTGAAGATGATCATATTCATGTAAGAAGCATCTAGCATCTATTCCACTTAACTCTAGTATACACTCTTTGTTCTCAATGTCAAGAAATTTTACAACTATTTTATTAGGTCGTTTGATTGGTAATATCAATCCTATATGACTTAAACACCCTTCCTTACTTAAATTGCTATCATCGCTTACTTCAAGAATAACAGGATTAATGACAGCAAACGGCTTAGTTACTTCTGCATGTTGTGTAGGACGCATTACAAAAATTTCTGCATCTATACCTACTTGATTAGCTGCAAGCCCAATGCCATTCTTTGCCATCATTACTTGACACATCTCTCCCGACACTTGTTTAGCATCCATTGAATTAAAATCAAATGGTTTTACAACTTTATTTAAAAATTCATTAGGTGAGCTTATCAATTTCATCTTTTATAACCTTTATTTTTTCTAATATTTCTTCGTTTTGTATATTCGGTACTACTGCTTCAACTTTAATATGTGCATTACCTGCCCGTCTTGTATTTACATTAGGAATACCTTGCCCTGTTATACTAAACACAGTACCTGACTTTGATCCTTTTGGCACGGTTAGACTAAAATTCTTTCCTGTTGGTGTTAACACCTTAATTGAAGTACCTAATATTAAATCAAATACTGACACATTATGTTTGGTAATAATATTATCATTTTCTCTAGTCCATTTTGGATGAGAACTAACTCGAATATTAAGAATTAAATTTCCTCTTGGTACCTGCGGAAAACTATTATCTCCGAGTCCTCCAAATCGAACATTATCACCATTTTTAATCCCAGGTGGCACTGTTGCATCTAATGTTTCTATCTCTCCACTTGGTAATCTATATTGTATATTAATAGCTTTCCCTGTAAATAATTCTTCAAATGTTATCCTACAATCTATATTAACATCTCTATTACGCGGTTGTCTATTAGTTTGTTGATGAAAATTAAATTGACCAAATATATCTTCAAACGGGTGCCTCTGTTGTCTATGTTGTTGATTATATTGTGGCTGAGGATTGTCGTATTGTTGCCTAGAACTAGGATTTTTTAGTATACTATACGCTTCATTAATTTGTTTAAACTTTGTATCATCACCGCCTGTACGGTCAGGATGATTTGCCATCGCAAGTTTACGATATGCGTGTTTAATATCTTGAGAAGAAGCGTTTCTAGGAATGCCTAGAATAGAATAATAGTCCATGCAAGTATTTACCGCATGGACTATTATGTTTTAGTAGTAGTGATTATTTCTTTTTACTATATGCCTGTGCGCCAAAGAACGCAGCAACGATACCAGCAACAGCAACAAAGTATGTTGGTGCCATTGATCCTAGTGTCTTTGTTGCTTCACCTAATCCTAGTAGCGATGTAACAACTACAGCAAACGGATATAGTAGTAAACCAAATAGTGCAAACCATGTCATACTTCTTTGTGCATCACGCATTGCATCTTGATCTTCTAAAGATTTGCGTCTAAACTCAAGTTCCATTTGTTTTTCTTCAGAATCGACGTGCCCATCACCGTTTATATCTGCAGGATGATATCCTGTATTTTGTGCCGCAGGTGCAGGTGCCGCTGCTACTACTGGTGTACTTACAGGTGCCGGAGCTGATGTTTCAATTACTGGAGCTTCCGCCGGTCCTGCACTCTTTAATTCAGTTGGCTTTTTTCTTGGCATTTTTATTTCCCTCTAGTTTTGCAAGACGAGATTCTAACTCATCTATCTTTTTAGTTACATGTGGGTATTTTTTACGCCAAGCGTCTGTTGGCTGCTCGAACCATGTCAATCCCCATCTTACAACTAAGAAGTCTAAGAATTGATCTAGTTTAGCATAGCACCAAAGCCCTGCTCTTGTATCTTTAAAATAAGCTAGAAATGCAGCGCCAGCTAGTGCGCCAAGTATACTTGTGTATATCCACAAAGTATCGCCCGTTAGTCGTTCAATTAAATCCCACATAGTAACCCTCTTCTTTTACTATGTGTATTTATTAATCTAGTGGAGGGGTTTCTGGTTTGACAGCTTCTTCGTAGTAAACAATAATTTGTTTTTGCTGTTCAATAAACCGTTTTAGTTCTGCAAAGTTTAAACTAAGGTTTTCGTAGTCTTTAACTGATATAGCAATGTATGCAAGTTCGCCGTTCTTTGCTGTAAACTTTTCAACAAACTCGTCATAGTTTTCTGCTGTAACAACATAAATCTTTACGTCATTGATTTGCGCACCCTTAGGGCGAGCTACAATCGGTACAGTTGTTTTTACAGTATTAGTTACTGTTACTATCTGTGGTTCCTGCCTCAGGCTGCTGCACCCCATTAGGGTCAGTAATGCCGCGGAGATCATTCCATAAGCTATCAGTCGCATTTTGCATCCTATTTTCAATCAACCCTGGCTTCTTTTGTGCTAAGGCTGTTAAGTTGTGTTTTTGCAGAGTAGCACGAAGTTGATCTCCGTAGCTCTCTGCCTTTTGTAGTTCTTGTTGTAGTTGAACATTTAGTTCGGCGTTACGTGCTGCATCTCTGCGCATAGTCGAAATAGACTCTTCACTTATAGCTACTGCTGTTTCTAACTTTGCATTATTTGCATTTAAGATTGCAATTCGTTCTTGTGTATCATTATAATACCAATAAAAAACGCCACACAGGACTAACATCATCGCTGCTGAAACAAATGCTAGTTTTAATCCCATGTTATTCTCCAAACATTAGTGCAAGACTTTTTGGACCCATAATACCATCTGGTGTTAGATCGTTTTCTTCTTGCCATGCCTTAATATGTGCTTCAGTTCCTTTACCAAATACTCCATCAGCGCCAATTTCTAATTCTTCTTGTACTGCTTTAACAGTCGGTCCTCTTGAACCTACACGAATAGTTTCATATACTATCTTGCCAGGCTCCCAATGTCCGCCCATTACTTCCATTGCATGTTCGTAATGTTTCTTTCGATCTTCTAATCCAATGTATCCACCGTTAATACGCTTTGTAGCACCTTTAACATCTCGTGCATCGCAATACTTGTTTAAGTTGTTTGTATCCCAGAACCAACATGCTGAGTCTAGTGCGCCTTTTTTAGTGCGTACATAGTCTACTGCTTCTTCTGGGGACATTTCCATTTCTTTTGCGAATTCTGTATAATTGTATCTGCCTGTAAGTTGTAGAATGCCACCGCCCCTGAATCTCCAACCATCTCCGGAATCGGTATCGCCATTGTCCATTCTGCTTGCGTAAATAACGTTCGCAATTTTACGAGGTTGTCTATGATATTCTTGCGCATCTCTACCTGCTCTCTTAAAATATTTGCCAAACAAGGCATCAAGTGCTTTTGCACTGTAGTTTAGATTTTCTGATAGTACTTTAAAGTTGTTTGATTCATGACCACACTGTGCAATAAACATTGCAACACGTTCTGGGGTATTCATTTCCCATAGTGGAAGTATTTCACACATTGCATCGTACCAGTCTTCTGCTTCTTCGTTTCCTCGAAGCATTTCAATTACCATTTCTTCGGTAAAGTCGAATTCAAAATCTTCTGCTGACATTTTCTATCCTTTATAATATGATTCGTTTTAGTACTAAAGTGGTCTCTTCATTTTCAAATACAAGTTTATCTCCGTATTTGCATATATTGTAATCTCCAATATACTTAGTAAGAAAGAGTATTTCTGGATAAGAATTTAATATATCCATTGACTCGGTAATATTTTTAATAGTTTTAGCAGTTTTGCCAAAATCTATAAATTCAAATACTAATTTGTCAGCATAAGCTTTCTTAATAGTTAGAATGTTATCTTCCATAACAATTTCTTCTACATAACTATTACTAAAAAAGTTTTTATAGTTATTAAGATTACTTTCTGATACTGTAATTCCATAATTGTCAGGATCTAACGGCACTTCTTGATCTAAGTTTTCTATCGTAACTTTGTAACTTCTAAATCCTTTATAGTAACGAAATTTAAATTCTTTAATTTCGGATAATTTTTTAACACCATCGACAATTTCTATAATATCTTCATTTGATAATTTATTTCTTTCAAGTTCGACAAATACTCGATAATTTCCGTCACTTTGTTCGCCTGCCGTTGCATCTGCATCGAGAATAAAGCTGTAGCCACCTTCTAAAAATCTTACTAAATCATCAGCCGGCTCCTTACTTTTAACAGTAAAGCTAAGTGTAATAATATTTTTGTCTTCGCCCATCTTAGATGCATATGTATCTATTTCAAATATATGATAAACTAAATCTTTTAAATCGCCTTGTTTAAGTCCCATTATACAACTACCCCTGCTGGATCAGCCATTGCTGTTTGATCAGCTGCTTGTGGTGTCTCTTGCGCAGTAATGTTATCTAATTCTTCTACTTTATTATACCCGCCATATATATCAGCAATTAATTTCTTAGGCATTTGAATTTTAACTATCCATACTGGATTTCGATCAAGTTTTCCTTTTTTAGACCCAGGTCGAATATCATCTGGTTTACGAATTTTACGTGGTGTAATTACATAGTCTTTTCCCATAAACACTTTACAGTCGTAATCTAACAAACGCTTTCCACCCATTGGATCTGGCATCTTATTGCGATCCCACATAAAACTACATGTAACCCAGTGCCGATCAATAATTGGCCCTTCAGCTAACTCTCCATCTTGCCAATTAGCATAGACGTAGATGTCCAATTCGTCTAAGACTCTTTCAAAGTCTTTTAGTACTTGAAAAGAAGTATTACTGTCGTAAATGCCTTCAATGTTTTTTACAATGTCATAGATATCTTGCATGGGTTATCCTAAGTTTCTTTACATACTTATTTATCGCAATTTATGAGTTAACAACTATTTTTATTCACCTTCTTCGATGCTAAATATCTTTGTAGGGAAGATATTTTCCGTACCGGAAAATATGTCCTTGCATTATATCCCACCAAGGAGGACACTTAATGGGTGCTAAAAGAAAAGCTGCTGAAAAGCGCAATTCAAAACGAGGCTACGATAACGTAGTTAATATTAAACCATTCCAAAAGCCTAATAAACAGGTTAACATACTTCCAAGAAATAGAAATCAAGAGTCATACGTAATATCGTTGCTAGATGAAACTAAAAACATTGTTTTTGGTATCGGACCAGCAGGTACAGGTAAAACTCTGTTGGCTGTACAGGTTGCTGTTAAATTGTTTAAAGAAGGTGCTGTTGACAAGATTATTGTTACACGCCCGGCTGTTTCAGTAGATGAAGATCTAGGATTTTTACCAGGTACGCTAGAAGAAAAGATGGCGCCATGGACGAGACCTATATTTGATGTGTTAAAAGAATATTTTAATGCTGCTGAGATCACTGGTATGATTGCAGAAGGTATTATTGAAATTTCACCATTAGCATATATGCGTGGTAGAACATTCAAGCGTTCGTTTATATTAGCAGACGAAATGCAAAACGCGACACAAAATCAAATGAAAATGTTGCTCACCAGACTAGGTGAAGAATCAATGATGGCTGTAACAGGCGATCTTAATCAGGCTGATAGACTAAAAGATAACGGTCTTATTGATTTTACTAATAGACTAGAAACAAGTAATCAATCCTGTTTGGACATAGTCCACTTTGAACAAGGTGATATTGAAAGGCATGCTGCCGTTAAAGCAGTACTACAAGTTTATGGAGACGAATAACTAGAGATTAGAACGGGGGCTTAGTGTCTCTGTTCGCTCTTTAGTAACAATAAGAGATATTCATTCTTTGTGTAGATTAAAGGCCAACTAAATCCTTTGATAGGCGGCCGTCCAGTATCATCATATAATATATACACAATATGATAAGTTGTCAACCATATATGTTTTTTATTAAAGCTACTACGAGTAGGCCACCAAGCAAATCGTTGTTCGTGGCGTTCTTGATCTGGCAACTTGTTACCGTAGTAACCGTGTCCCATCATACTGCCATTGGTGCAGTAATGCTTGGCATAGGATCATATCCTACAAGTCTGTAGTCACTAGTCTTAGTAGCTAATAATTCTTCTAGTGTGTTAAACTCGGGCATTTCTAATATAGGCCCATTCATAGGTGTGCGTTCTAGTTGCTCTTTAACTTGATTCATATGATTAGAGTAGATATGACAGTCGCCTCCTGTCCATATAAATTCACCTACTCCTAAGTTACAAATTTGTGCTAGCATCCGTGTAAGCAAACTGTAGCTTGCAATATTAAACGGCACACCTAAGAACATATCTGCACTACGTTGGTATAACTGACAACTTAGTTTACCATTTATAACTCTAAATTGACTCATAGTATGACACGGCGGTAGTGCCATGTCCGGAACTTCAGCAACATTCCACGCACTTAATATAATACGTCTGCTGTCTGGATCATTTTTAAGCTGATCAATAATAGTTTCAATCTGATCAAATCCGCTCCAACTACGCCACTGCGATCCGTATACTGGTCCTAAGAATTTATGCTCGTCATCATTTCGATAACCTAATGCTACTCCTTGTGCATCAGCATTAGCAGTCCAAATAGTATTCTTGTCTGTAAGTTCACTACGATCTTTTTCAAATAATATTTCAGCAAGCCTGCGCTCGTCTGTGCTACCTTCTAAGAACCACAGTAGTTCGCTTACAACGCTCTTCCAGGCAAGTCGCTTAGTTGTTACTGCTGGAAAGTTGCTATATGTTAAAGGAAAACGTATTTGGTGTCCAAACACTGTACGAGTACCAACACCTGTTCGATCACTCACATCCTCGCCATAGTCTAAAATATATTGTAATGCGTTTAAATATTGCTTCATTTAGTTCCTCTTTTAGTCCAAATTTCAAAAGTAACTTCTTCGTTTGTATCATCGATATAAGTGCGTTCAAATAAACTTTCAATCTTCTTTAATGGTAAAAATGTATCACAAGCATATGCACCAGGAATACGACTTAGGTAAAACTCGTCAATAACACCCAGTGTTTGTTCTATAATGTTAGGACCACCAATAACCCAAGTAATAATACCTTCATTAATATATTCTAGATGTTTTAATTCGTTATTCAAATCACCTGTAATATATACATCTGCACCTGGATAGTCGTCCTTGCGTGTAGTTACTAATACATTAGTACGCTTGGGCAACGGACGCGGCATATGCGGATCATCCCAAGTAGTAGATCCCATTACAACAATATGTCCTGCTGTATTACTTTTAAACCATTTAAGGTCTGTTGGATTATTAGGCCAAGGTAGTGTACCCTTTTTACTTACGCCGCCGTAATCGTCACATGCTAATATTGCTTTAATCATTAGTCGCCCTTTCCTGGTGCTGGATCAAAGTATTGTTCAAACTTATTTAGAACTCCATTCCATTCTTCGTGATCTGCAGGAACATCATCAGGGCGAAATTGCGTAATTACAGGCCATATTAAACTATATTCTCTATTAATTTCTTCCCATCGAATTGCTTCTACTGGATCGGTAAATGCGTTGTCTGGAACAATTGCATCTACTGGGCACTCTGGCTCACATACTCCGCAATCAATACATTCATCAGGATTAATAACCAACATATTTTCACCTTCGTAGAAACAGTCCACAGGGCACACTTCTACACAGGACATATGCTTACATTTTACACAATTGTCTACTACTAAGTAAGTCATTTAAATTCTCGCAAGTCTAATTAATGTTGCTGCTAAGTTAATTTCTGGATCAGCAACCAACGCATGATCTACCAGCCCTTGTTTAATAGTTAGAACTGCTGTATCTTGTTGGTCTTCACTTCCGAATAATTCAATGTTGTCGTACAGCCAACGATAGATCTCTTCCATTTCTTCAGGACGAACTGCGCCGCATAGCAATTTACGTGCATCGTTAATTTTACCAGCCTTAAACAATTCAACCATATCAAGTTTCCAGTCAGTAGTTCCTGAATCACCTTCATTAGGACGAAGTAAACTCCCTTCTTGCACATTCATTTGACACATATTAATACATTTACGCAAATCTGGGTATGTAGCTTTTACATAAGTATCTAAGATATCTAGGTCCGGAGTTATACCTTCTGTAATAAGAATAGTTGCAACTCGCGCTGTAAACTCTGTTTGGTCAACTTTAGCAATATGAAATCCTTGACAACGACTGTGAATAGCAGGAATAATTCTGTTTTCATAATTGCATGTCATAACAAATCGTGCAGTTGTGTGATACTCTTCCATCACTCCGCGGAGTGCTGCCTGTGCGTTAGGCGACAAATAATCAGCTTCGTCAAGTAGTACAACCTTAAAGTCGCCAAACGGAATCATTTGTACAAAATTAACAATTTTATTACGAACGTCTTCTACACTATTTGTACGCGATGCGTTAATTTCTAAAATATCTAACGGATTAAGATCAAGTTCGTTAAACAACAATTTAGCAAGTGTTGTCTTGCCTATACCAGCAGCACCACTAAACAATAGATGCGGAATGCTTTTGTCTGCAATCCAAGTCTTTACTTGTTTACGTTGTGCCTCGTCACGAAATACATAGCCGTCGACTGTCTTAGGACGATACTTCTCAACCCATAATTCTTTCATTCACTTGCCTTTGTTATTTGTTTAATGTTATTGCTTATTGTAGCATTAAACTCTGCGTCTGTCAAGTCATACTGTAAATCTTGTGATAATGCTCTTGAGAAACTAGCACTTACATTTTCGTTAAGTCCAAGTCTATTACACGCTTCGTTTGTGCTGTATCCGCCACTTAGGAAGACAACCTTTTCTACATTAGGTTTGACTGTTAAGTTGTGATACAAGTTAGGTGTTTCAGGTGGTGTTAGTTTGAGAATAACAGGAAAGTCTTTCCCTTGCAGATAAACTTCTAATAGTGCGTATAGCTGTAGTTCAATCAATTCTTTATCTGGATGATCGATAGGTACTTCAGGTTCAATGATTGGGACAAGTCCGTACTCACTAATAGTTTGTGCAATTGTAAACTGTTGTTTAAGAACTGCATCTACCATGTCTACACTTTTAACAATACTACGCATCTTTGTACCGTAAATTTTAGGACCAATACTTGCACCATTTTCATCGGCAGATGTAGCAAACTCTAGCATTTGTTTGACAGGAAACTGTTTAAGCATACCGTTTTCTTCACAGCCACTATCAATCTTTAGAAATGTGTCAATGCCCATTTTATCCAAGATGTTAACCATACCGCGTTCAACTGTATCTTTGTAGAGGATTGCAGCCCAAATGTTTTTATCGTTGAAGTCGGGTGAGTTTACCATTCGCATACGCATTGCGTGTACTTTGTCCATCTTGTCGTCTTCTGTGTACGCTTGTCCGTAGCGTTCTAATACGCCTCCGGTTGAACCGCCACTGTGATCCATTGCTGCAATAAATCTATGATCACTCATATGTCTCTCCTGTTCTACGGAAGAAGTTTTCACTCCAAAACGCTTTGTCATCGATCCAAATATCGTAGTTTTCTTTTTCGCCTACACTTAGTTCGTGATGCTTTGCGCCCCAGTTTATTAATTGATCTTTAGTTAAATCATAATAATCAATTTTGCTTACACAACCTCGTGCTGTCATATATTTAATCGTATGTCCTGCATCATACAATGCATTTACTTTTGCAATGCGCTCAGGCATCGGAATATGATTAGCGTAGTCTTTCTTGCCACCACTGTCAGGAATGATTACTTCCTTGCAGATAGTGCCATCAATGTCAATTACGTATTTCATCTTTGTATTCCTAATTCTTTGTAAGCAATTTGAATTGCTTTTGATTGATAGTATGCATCTGCTAATGCGTTGTGCAAGTTAGTTTGCATTGTTTTGCGTGGATCCTGCTGACAACAGCCAAATAGTGTTCTAGAATCCCGTATAATCCAAAAGTTCCACGGAATCGGCTTTCCGCTGCGGCGGAACATGTCTTCCATTATGGTATAGTCAAAACCGTAACCTTGCCCCCATAATGTATCAACACCAACTACCCATTTACTAATTTGACGTAGAGCTTCTTCTACGCTAACAGCACCAGTTTGGTCAAAGGCTTCTTCCATAATTGTAGGATCTTGTGTAGCCCACCATGCAATAGTGTCATCACTTGCTGTTCGCCCTAGGACATCTTGTTCATCAATATTGATTTTAAGATACAGTTCTGAATGAGGTTCACTTGCATCGAGTGGATTAAATTTAACTGCGCCTAATGATAGTACAGTTGCAGTCGGACTAGTATCAATAGTCTCTAGATCGATTGTGCCGTGTGTTGCCAAAAGAAAACTCCTTAATTATTATATACATTATAGCATATACTAACTAAGGAGTCAAGTAGTTTTTTAAATTATTTTATAAACTGTGCTAGTGCAGGAGCCTGCCAGCCTTCTGGTTTAAGTACCTTACCATCTTCACGTTTGCGTACTTTGCCTGTATTTGGATCAATCTTTGCAAAGTTTGTGTCCATTACTTCTTTCCAGGCTGCTTCACCGTCCCAGCCTGCTGCACGGATAGCACCAATTGTAACAACTAGGATATCTACAAGTGCATCTAACTGTTCTACTTGATCGCCTGCAATAATAGCGTCTTTTAGTTCGCCTGTTTCTTCTGTGATTAGATCAAGATACATAACATAGTTGTCAATGCTAGGAGTTTGATCACATGCTTCTTGAAAGTTGTTTACGTCCTTAAATGGATTAGTCAATTTTTGCCTCTTAATAATTAGGATTTACAAATGCACTTGGGTCTACGGTAGCATGTTCACCGTCGGTGTATTCAGCACCGATATAAATATCGTTTGGTTTTTCTTTTGCGTAACCTAATACACTTTCTGATTCTACCATACGAATTACTTTTTTACCGTCAGGAGTTCCTACATCAAAACTACGAGTCCAGCGACCGTGCTCAACAAGAATCCAGTCTCCAACCTCATATACATCAGTGTTTCGAGGTCCCTTGCTATAAACTTTAGCCCAACGAGGATAGATACCTCGTGTTGTACCGTCGTCATCCTTAATAATAAGACCGCTTGCAGTCTTTTGTTCACCAAAATACATGTCTGTTACAAGCACACGGTTGCCTACTGCTACTGGTGTACCCTTAATTTTAGATATTTGAATTGCCATTACTTTCCCTTTGGTACAAAGTTGCCGTCATCATCTTCTTCCCACTCCGCTGCTTCTACTGCGGTAGGTTGATTTTTTGCTACAGGTTGTTCTTCTCTTACTCCCGGATTAGATTGGTAATAATCTTTAAGCAATTCTTCTTTTTTGCGGATAATTTTTCCACCTTCACCGAGTTGATCACCTCGTGCATTTACTCGTGCATTGCCTACTGCTGGAGTTAGTTCGTTTCGTTGACGAAGTAGATCCATGTCAACAATCTTTCCGTTAGCACTTCTATGGACTTTACGTCCTGGTTGTTTCATAGCCATTATTAATCTCCTTTATTATATTAGTACTTATCTCAGGAACTCGGTCCAGTCTAGGTCATACTGGATTGAATCTATTCTGTGTACACCTATTAAGTATAGCACATAACTTGCTACACTACTACCTCTACCTACACCCCATACAATGTTATTTTCACGCATAAAGTCTACAAGATAGATCATGTAGCGTAACAAGTCTTCCATGTCACGCTCCTCAAATGCGTCTAGTTCTTCCCATATACGATGTTGTGTGTGTTGCGGACAAGGTGTTTCTGCTTTGTTCATTACATAATCGTAAACATTTAATTTTTTATATTCTTCAGGCATAAACCATTCACTTTGACAAACACCGTCAAAGGTCTTTTGGTCTACATCTAGTGGAATATATTGTTTAAGTTCAGGAAGATATTGTTCACGCATTGCTTCATTAAACTTGTCTATATCATCTGAAGGATCGCATAGTACAACGTGACACTTGTCGACGTGACCACTGTAGATCATATCAACTAGGTCTTTGTTTGTAAATTGCGGGATACCAAGTTCGTCTGTTTTTATAAGCATGTATACAGTTTAACTTATATTTATTAAACTGTCAAGTCCTTTTTCGCCATTTTGTTCTTGCTGTTTTTGATATTGTTTTGCCCGTCTTGAGCTATTTTCTTGTTGATACATGTCTAATATTGCAGCAATTTGTTCTTGTACTTGAGGATTATGTGTCATGAAGTATTTACGCTGAAGCTCAATAGATTTATTTTCTACTTCAGCGTCACTTAGCTTTGCAAAACTGTCAACTAATGGATTAAACATTAATCAAACGTTCCGTAATCGTGTACAAATACTGTAACTCCGCCGTTAATAGTCCAAAAATCAATGATAGTTGGATTAGAAGTAGACGATACAGCAGTTGTTCCGCCAAAGCTACCTGATCCTTTAAATGTGCCACCGCCCTGACTTGCCCATGTAATAGTTCTTGCACTACCGTCACCTGTAATTTGTAAACGCAATCTTCCCATCACACCACTAGCAGGCCAATCAGCAAGAGTTAACGTAACATTGTTACCTGCTTCTACTGTTTGATAATGTCCAGATGCCCAACTAACATTTTGGCTTGAAACAACATTACCTAAGGAATAAACTGTTTCGGTGTTCTTTTTAAGTTCGGCTTCACTAAGTACACTACCATTAAAGTCGTTATCTGCATTTAACTTTGCTGTATTACTTTGCAGGCTTGTAATTTCACTTTTTGCTTGATCTAATGCAACTTTAGTTACATTAAAATTTGTACGAAATCCTTGACTATCATTATCTTGCCCTGCTATTGGGAAAGCTGCATCAAATCCTGTTGTACTAATTAAACTTGCCATATTTTATATCTCCTGTATCGTATTTATCTTTGTTAAGTGTTGAATCTATAATTTGCGAATAGTACGTATTGTTCTTGTGAAGTGCCTTGTGAATTATCTATAACGTATCTATCAATATCTAATTCATATTGTTTAAAATTAATATTATAAAAATTAATAGTATTTGCAATTATTTTTGATGTGCCAGGTTTACAATAACACAACGGAATAGCATTAACAAATCCTAACTCAGTAATTGAATCTTCTTGTGAAGACCTCATCCATAACGGTAGGAAATTCTTTTCAGTTTCGCCAATGCCTTTAATAGCATCTCGCATATGTGTCATATTAGAGATATAGCGAGTAGTATCATTGCTATCACTAACAAGTATTGCATCACTGTCTGTTGTTATTACATTAGTAGGGTGCGGTCTATATTTATTACTTTCAATTACTCCACCTGTATAAGGTATTGTTAACGGCAATCCGTCTCTATTCAAAACTTCTAATGTATTTGTTATTGTTATGTTATATGTTTGAGTCCGACCGACAATACTTAATTTATCATCAACTAACTTTAAAAATAAGTCACCGTTTTGTCGACTACTTATTACTAGTTGAGAAAAATCACTTGCATATGTATCATTAATATCATGGTATTTTGCACTATTTATTAAAATCTTTTTATTATTTTTAATCTTAATTTGACTAACAGTTTTTTGATTTTTCTTATTAGATTGTTGCGGATCAATTACTTCTAAATACACAATTTCGTATAACACATTTTGGGTGCCAGGTGCCTTAGCTACTGCAGTTTTTACATTACCTATTTTAAGATTTCGTCTTTTATGGTTTTTTGCAGCAGCCGCAACAAATCGATCTATAGTTTTTGCTTCTATACCTGCATATGCAAGTATTTTAATTTTAGTTTGAATGCCAAAATTTGCATCGCTTGGTCTATAAAGATATTCAGGTAGAAAAATTTCTGCATTGTTTACAAAATTAAGGAACTCTGATCTCTGTAATGTTGGTAATAACGGCTGTAAGAAAACATTACTGTATTGTTTATTATCTGGATCGGTGAGTTTAATACTAAACTCTCGTTCAATTTCACTAAATTTAAATTGATCTTGTGCATTAATTATAAATTTAAAATTCCGATCAAAAGTAGTAGTATTTCCATCTATTTGAACTTGTTGACTATCAAACACTGTTAAGCCAAGTTGATCTTCTGTGCCAAAACTATTTACTTTGCCGATCAATTCACCGTCTAATGATAATGTTATCCCTGGAGGCAATGTGCCAGATTTTACTGTATAAAGTAAATTAGCATTAGGTACAGTTGTAGTTGCCTTAACATTAAGTGTACTAATATAGTTAGCACTAAATGATCCAAGATCACTAGGAGTAATCCATTTTATAGTTGATTCAACTTCACCTAATAATTTTACTACAAAAGTTTTTACACTAACAGCATCTTCAGTATCAGTAAGTTTGATAGTCCCAAAATTAATACTCACACCTTTAGCAAATGATGTAGCTGTAGCTCTGTTTAATGTTAACGTATCAAAATTAGTATTACTTGTATCAATGTTAGTAACAATGTATGTATGTCCTGTAACTGTAAATTCTTTATTAATTACATTAAGTGCGTAGTTATCAAATTTACTAGTTTTAATTTGTGCTGCTCCAATGTCGGCACCTTCATACATATATTCAATAAGTTGTATACTATCAACATCAAAGCCAATACGCTGGGCAGCAATAGTAAATTTATATTCTTTTGTAACAGCTGGTTGATAAGGTATTTTTCCAGCAATCTCACCAGTAATAGCATCTAATGTTAACCCTGGAGGAAGTATACTAAGAGTGTTATCGTCATTAAGTGATTTTTGATAATAACTAACTTGACCTGCAAGAGTGTTAGCATCAATAATATCTAGTAGTAATGTAACATAGTTATTAGCTCTTCTATAACCAAAGTCCCTTGGTGTTAACCAAATAGGCACACGTATATGTGTATTGTCTGCACTAAAGACTCCAGTACCAATTTTCATAACAGTGGTGTCTGATCTAAAAAAGTCATCTCCTACAACATATAATTTAAAAGTACGGCTTGAAATGGTGTCTCCGTCACTTACACTAACTATAAATTCGTAGAATCGGTTAAGTTTTTTAGGTGACTGTGTTGGTGTGCTTGTATCAAAAATAGTTGTATCATAATAAAAACTATCAAACCCGTTTGCACTTGGAACACTCCAATCGTATGCACTAGTAGATCCAGTATCATATCCTGCATCGTCATAGAATCCTCTTCCTGTTGATTTTTCAATTGCAAGTATAGGATCAACAACTCCGACTAATCTACCATCTTGAGTTAGTTGTATTCCAGGAGGCAGTGTTCCTCCTTTTGCTGGAATAAAATATTCAAGTTTTTGTCCAGCAGCCGTATCAGTGTCTATTACTTCTAGTTGAAAATCAACTGGCGCACTGTCTAATATATAATAAGTTCCGTTGTTACCAGCTGCTAATAAATCTGCAGGTGTTTGCCATTGCGGTGCATCTGCGCCCTGGATTGTTATTTTAACAGTATTATCACTTATTTGAGAATTATAAGTTGCCCTAAGTACAAATGTACTAACAGTTTCTCTTGCTACCTCTAACGGAGTACCTACAATTGTATTATTAGTTAACCGTAAGCCTGCAGGCAAACTCCCACTTATTAATGTAACAGTTGCATTTACTTCTGAAAGTGGTAATTGTATCGGTGCAATTGTTACTTGCTCTTGCAGAGTAGTAAGATTATCACCGTTATTACTTGTCCAAAAATTTGCCATATATCTATTCCCTATATAGCATATTTATCGAAAAATTAAATACTACCGTAATCTGATTTTAATGAAGCTGGGGCTATTGCTGATCCGTAATCAATAACGACTGCGTTGAATAACAATTGTAGACTTGATGTTAAATTATTAGAGTCTGCCACTCTTCCGTAATCTGTCCCAGTAGTGATATCATTTAACTCTTCTACATTAATGCCATTAACAGTGCCGTTTAACGGACCATTTATTGCAACAGCATCTAGTGTCTGTGTACTTATTGTAGCAACATTATTAATATTAAATGAATTAGCATTTAGTGAAGCACTTAGCCACGGAGATGTATCTTGTGATACTAGATTAACTGGATCGATTGCAACACTAATATTACTTCCTGTTGTTGAAGTAGTAATATTTTGGCCGCCTCTAATACCAAACTGTCTATTTGCTCCTGTAAGATTTAGTGTATCGCCGTCAGTACTAATATTAATAGCACCAGGACTAGAAACTGTAATACTTGTGCCGTCTGAAGTAAGTGCTATATTATCACCTGCAACTAAACTTCGAAAATTTAATGTGCTGCCTTCTTTAGTATAAAAAATACCTGTGCCGCCACCTAAGTTTATTGCATCATTTTGCGGAACAACTCGAGCTTCAAGGTCATCAAAATTATTATTAACCTTTACAAATGCTTGACGAAGATCATCACCTGACCCATCATTTGCTATGTTCCCTACATTTATTCTAGTTATTGCCATTTCTTAACTCCTAATACTATATTTACCTGATAATCTAATTGAAAAAGGTATGTTTTTTGTATATCTTGATACCATTACTCTCCGTGGTCCGCCCATGGCATCATTTGTATCGCCGTACCCTGTAAGCGATCCTGCTTCTAGTGTTTCGCTCGAATCTTTATGTATCATATCTTGTAACTGTGATTGTGTAAGCATTGGGTTTGCTTGTAAATATAATGCGCCTAATCCACATACTTGCGGACTAGCCATACTAGTGCCACTAATATTGCATTGCCTAAAACTACCAGAACCATAGTATGCAGCATCACTAAATTTATTTGTATTACTTGTACAGCTAACAATATTATTGCCTGCTGCGTAAATATCTACTCCCGGCCCTGTTGTGCTAAATCCTACTTTATTATCTGCAACACTAGATTGAGCTAGTAAACTACCGACCATAAATGCATTTACACTATAAGGCGAACTACCTCGGTGATAAAATACATCCCCGCCTCTAGTAAATTTATTATTATAATCATCCCCGCCACTAACATCTACTTTAAAACTATTATTACCTGCGGCAATACAAACACATACACCTTCGTCTATTAATTCTTCCACGTCTGTATCCACTGACGCTATTCTTACAGGCGCTCTTAATCCTGATACAGTATTATATGGATAAATTCCATATGTATCACGCATATGAGTATTAGGGGAAGAACTAAAACTAGCATCGTTGCCACTAGTATAAGAAACACCTCTATACTCTACAGCAGTTATTGAAGTTGCTGATGTTGAATAGCCCCAACTCATATTTACAATAGTTGGTCGCTTTTGTCCTGTTACAGGATCAATTGGCTTATTTCTATGCCATAATTTAATAACATCAAAACAATTACTAATACTAATACCTGTTCCGCTATCGCCTGCACCTTCAAGACCGTTAACTTTTACGCTATATACTCTTGCGTTCTTTGCCCATCCAAACGATTTACCTGCTGCTGTTCCTGCACAATGAGTACCATGTCCATCTAAATCTCTGTAATGGTTAGCATTTTGTGTTCCGCTTATTCCACTAGCAGCGTACCAATCAATTTGCTGTACTCGACTTACGCCGTTGGCATCTATAAACTCTGGGTGGTCTACTTGTAATCCACTATCTTGTATTACAACATCTACTCCACTGCCATCTAGATTAAAATCATAGGATCCTGCCAACGATGTTGTCCAAGATGTATCTTCAGTAGTTACACTATGACGTCTTTTGCCCCAGTCTATATATTCACCACTTTCAGAAGATCCTTTATAGAAAGTTCCGCTAAAGGTTGTGTTAAGGCCAATTTCTAAGTTATCATCTTGATCTGGCGGAATTGCAACATCTAATACTCTACTGTCGTTTTTTAAATCACTTGCTTCGGCGTCTGTAAGGGAGTAATGTGTATTACGTTGTGACCCTAGTCTTGCGTCTGCTATATCTACACTTCGACTAGGAATATCACCCGAGCCGGTGTTTGCTATCATCTCTTGATTAAATGCATCGTAGTCGACACCTTTGTTAAGGGTAACGATATACTCTCTTTCACTCATAAGTGTTCCTTTATGCTATAATTGAGCCTTGGTTTGCGGTATTAACCCAACCATTGGCACCATATAGTAATGTTATATTATCGTTTACATCAGCCATTGTGATTGTTGTTCCAGTAGCAAATGTAGTTGGAGTAATTGTTGCATCACCGCCATCCACTATCATAATAATTATTTTAGTTTGACCTATAACACCATCAGCTAGTGTATATGAATCTGCGCCTGTTGTTGTAATTTCAGTTATAGGTGTAGCTAAACTAATTGCTCCTGGTCCACTAATTTGTTGTACACTGTTTACAGAACCGTGTAAGTCTTCCCAAGCACTAGTAGCATAACCTTGAAATTTGTTATCTGTTGTGTTGTATATAATATCGCCGTTTACTGCTGTAAGTGCATCTCTTTCAGTATCAGTAAATGATGCAAAATTTAAAGGACTTCTGTTTATTGTAACTCTATCTGTTGCACTTAGATTAATTACAGACTCGCTAGTTAATGTTGGCGCACCTGTAGCTGTAGATTCAAAAGTCTCTGCATAAACTATATTAGTCACACGCAAATCGTTTTCAACATTTAAATCACTACTAATAGTAACTGCCGGAGTAATAGTAATTCCACTTGAATCATCTGTGTCAATTACACTAGATGCAAGTGTAAAGTTACCTACACTGCCGCCTCCACTTATTCCAGTAAGGCCACTTCCGTCTCCAACAAATGCTGTTGCATCAACAGTACCTTGAAAGTATGCATTTTTAAATCTTATTGCGTTAAAGCCTATGTCCCAAAGATTGTGTTGATTAGCATTGGGAGTAACATGACCTCTAATTGTTCCGTCTAAATTTACTGCTGCTAATATACTGTCAATCATCACTGTTGAGTCGTCTGCAAATACACTACCAATTAAATCACCAGTATTATTAACATCAATTGTCATGTTAGTTAAATCAGACGCTGTTATATATCCAACATTATTAACTAATTGCCCAACGTTACTTCCAATTGCAATTAAGTTTAAATCATTAGTAAAATCACTTAGTTGTGTAGGTCGATTTGCTAAATCAGTATAGCTACCTGATACAGCAACAGATGCAATTTCAGTACCGCCCTTCTTAATACTTGCAGCACTTAATATACTTGCTGCAATAGTGCCGCTGGCTGTAACATCAGTTACTCCAATGATACTATTACCTGTAAGTTGCAGATTATCTCCGCTCGGAATTTCTTTTAGTTTGTTTCCATCAGTGCTATCAACTATTAGCGGATATCTATTTGCCATGTGTATTTTCCTTGCTTAATGTATTTATTTGCGTTATCATTATACTCTGCCCACAACTGCTTCAACTATTCCACGTTCAGTATCAGTTTTACTGCCAACAGCTTTGCCAATAACTGATCCAACTTTTGGATTGTTGTCGACAACAGCGTAACCTGGTATTGAACTTGATATTAACATATCGCCTTTAGCCACAGTGCCGATAACATTTACCGGAACCCGTCCCTGCAATGCCACACAAGTTTTAATACCTGGACACCCTGCGTTCATGATATATGCACTTTGATCACTTACTACACCTGCAACTCTTGTAGTTTTATGTTCTGTGCTTTCAGTTACTTCTTTTTCACCACCAAATACTAATACAGTGCCTACATCGTATTCGCGATCGCCTTCATAATACTCTGCTAAATCCGCATAAGTTGCTTGCATACGTGAACCAACTGTTAGGCTCCAATTACCTGTAATACTACCTGCTGTAGCAGCAGCACCTGTTGTAATTCCTGTTGTAGTTAATCCAGCACTAGATATTTTACCGTTAACACTTCCTCCGGTAATAAATGTAATAGTATCAGCACCACCTGCCCCAAATCCAGTTCCGGCTCCAAGCCCAATGCCTGTGCCTGTTGCATCCTTCTCACCTGGTGCTTCTATGAATGATGTGTATAACCAACGTGATGCAATTGCACTAGTTTCTTCTGTTGATCCGGCGCCACCTACACTACCAAATGTGCTATTAGAGTGGAAAGTACTTTCAGTAGGGTCAATTGACATCTCGCCAACTTTAATATTGCCGCCTGTATTTAGTTGTGGCTTACTTGCTCCGCTTGCTGTTAAGATTGTGCCTTGTGCAGGCGTATTAAATGACAGTGTTCCTGTTGTTTCACTTAATATTTTATACGTGTCTGTACCGCCAATAATTAACGAACTGGCTTGTAAACTACCATCGTTTCTACGTTTAGCAATACTATTATTTGTATTATCATATGCAATATCACTAATACCGTAAGTTCCAGCACCTGTTTTAACTAATACTTCTCCTGGATCTCTAACTGTTACTCCAGCTGAAAAATATGTTAGTTCAGTTGCAAAATCGGTATCTGCTAATCCTCCACCTTCAGAGACTACAGTACTAAATGCAATTGCACTTGGATCTCCCACACCTACAGCACTTCTTCCAATTACAGAAGCAGATGCAATTTCTGGTAGTTCGGCATACGAAATGCCTTGATCTTTAATACCTACCCATCCACCTGTAATTTCAAAATTTGCACTATCAAAACTTGCAATACCTTTTACAGAAGACCCAGCGTCGATATTAGCTGTTGCGTCACTAAGTGCTAATTTACTTTGTGCAATTGCTGCTGCATCATTAACGTCACTGTTAATAATAGCCTGCGCCTCAATTTGTAAATCAATTTCTGTACTCGATTCTAGTCTGTTTACTGTGATATTAATATCACTATTTGTAGCTTCATGTGCGTTAGTAAATTCATCTATTGGGTTTTCTAATACTATTGCTGTTGTAGCCCCAGGTGAACCAACAACTCCGTTGTTAATTGGACTTGCTGTTGTGCTAAATTCCCCTGCTGTTGTTAGTGTGTAAGTAACATACCTTACGTTTTGGTTTAGTACTTTATCAAATCTCGATTCAAGTGCTACTACTGTACCTTGTGCAGTACCATCAGTAATAGTTCCACCTACAGTAAATAATCCTGGAGTTTCAGGACCAGTTAGTAGTCTGCGCTTGCCTGTCGGCGTAAGAATTTGTTTATTGGCGTTAGCTGGCAATACTGTATGTATAGTTACGTTTCTTAGATCATCAAGTTCGTCATAGTTACTAACTGCTTGTGCAACAAAATCTTTAGTAGTTGCATCATTGTCATCAGTAGGATCAAGTAAGTTTTTAATTTGTTTACTATTAGCATTTAAGTTAGCTTCTAGTGGTGTTGATCCGTCTAGTGCCAAGAACCCTGGCGCAAATCTACTAGTACCAGTTAATTGAATGGTGCCATTATGCCCTAATCGTCTGTCTATATAATTAGCAACTGCTTTTTCTGTTGGCACAGCAGTATCTGATACGTCTGAAAATAGTTCATCATTGGAGAATTCGTTAATTGTAACACCTTCTTTGAACCCTAAGTTAGCAGCTCTAGAAATACCAACATCACCTGCAAATGTAATACTCCCAGTTGACTGATCAACTACAAAATATTTACCAACTCTAAAGAATCCGTCGTTGTCACTACTGATAAAGAATACTCTACCTTTACGTCTTTCCCATACTTGTGCTTTACTTGCATCGTCGGCGTCTGCATATGCCCCTGCCTTTGCTGCAGGGCCGCCAACAGGCTCACCTAATAATACATTTGGATAGTTACTTGTGTTAAATCCACCTGTGCCAATCTCTGTAAAGTCATGTCCTGTTGCACGTAGCAATGATATAGCAACTGTAACTTCTCCTGTTGTTCCAGTTGGTAATCCACACTCAATAGTTCTATCTGCTACAGGTACTAATCTAATGCCAGGTGATGCAACCCCATTAATATCTGTGCCTGTAATAAATGCTGTTTCGATATACCATACTGAATCAGTTGTAAACCAACGTCCGCCACTAGTATATGTCGTGAATGCTGATCCGTCTATTGCAGCCGACAACGCTATGTCTGAAAATAACTCAAATGTACTACCAGTTACATTGCCTACATAATAAAGTTTGCCGTTTAATTCTGTAGTTCCACCTACTGATTCAAACTCAATTCTTGCTCCATTACTTAATCCATGACTTGCACTTGTAACCACAACTGGATTTGTAGTAGTTATACCGTCAACACTATCAGTTGTAATTGGACCATAATTAATAATTTGATGCGTTCTACCTGCGTATGAGAAAGTCATACCGCCAACATAACCTGCATCACCAGGATTTAATATTGTCTGATTAGTTAAATCTGTTGAATCTTGAACAATTCGTAATCCTTCTTTAGTAGTCAACCTATTAATTGCAAGGAATGTATCTGTTACACTATTACCAAGAGTTCCGGCTGCTCCTCCAGGAGCAGCTGTTCCAATGTTTATATAATCAATTGTAGGAGTAATATAATCAAAGTCAGTATCAAATGTAACCTTAATTTCTGAACTTACTAAAGTTTGGTTTTGATCATCTTTTTGTGTAAATGCTGTACTTCTATATGTAGTTGTATCACTTTCATCAAAGTTAACAGCAGTACTTGGGCGTTCAGTAATGTTTTGAGTATCAATGTTTCCTAGAATAAAATTCTCACCATGTCTGTACTCAAATACATCGTTATGACTTAAAGGCGCTTGTAAGCCCGGATAAAAGTCTGTGTTTGATCCTGCTTCTTGAATGCTAAGTCTATATACTCTATTACTAAATGTTCCTGCAGTAGTAGTGTAAACAGCATTTACTGCAATAGTCAAATCATTAGTTATATCTACCCCACCTATGTCGGCTCCGGATATTGTTATTGTATCAGCAACAGTATAACCTACTCCTACATTAGATACAGCAAATGTAGGAACGCCTGCGTTAACTGTAATTGAAAATACAGCACCTGTTCCTGTTCCTGTTGTTGACTTTTGAGCAACATTTGTATATATACCAGTTGCTCCTGCAGTTCCAGTTACGCTAGCATTATCAACAGTCTCAATCCCTGTAGATACAACTGCTCCTGCATCACCGTCGATGCCATCTGCATCCGGATCCGACATATTTTGTATTTGTGTAACTTTATAGTTTAGGCCGCCGATTGCGCCACCATGATCAATATATACAAATGCATTTCGCATAGGTTCTTCTTTAAAGTCATACACATAAATTGATGTATCGTCTGTAGTATTAGTAAATGCTCCGTTTGTAAATGCCTTAATAGGCTGGACCATACTTCTTGCAACTGTAACTTGATCTGGAATCTCGTTTGGATTAGCACCTTCAGCAACTAAGCCAAAGTTACCATAACCGTTAGAACCGTTAAGCGATCTAATTTCTGAACCGTTACTTGCATAGTACGCTGCATGACAGTAATATGTAAACATACTAACCATCTCTGAGAACGCACCGTTGTTAGTTACAAGGCCGTATGCTAAGTCGTTAATTTGTGTAAAGTCGTTGCCTAGTATACTTCTGTTACCAGCACTTTGTAAGAAGATGTCTTGATTGTAATCATCTTGATCATGCCCGGCTGCACCTATTAAATCCGTACCTGCAAAATTCCACCCGTTGCTATTGTTAGAACCTGGATCAAGATATATAATAGCTCTTCCTAATCCGCTGTCATAGTTTGATATAGCGTTAACTTGGTAACGCTGTCCTTTGTAATAGAAAGGTGCTGGTAGTTCAGGCAATCTTAATTTTAGTCCTTGACCCTGCCCGCCAACGTCTTGTGATTCTACATAAAGTGTAAATGCATTTAGAGCAACACTTCCGTTAGCATCAGTATAGTTACCACTGTTGCCTTGTACTCGCATTGGAATGTTCCCTGCAAACGCATCAACATACATCCCACCACGAAATACTTTTTTGTTTTCACTTCTTGAAAAACTAGACGCTGTTTGGATATAAGGAGACTTAGTTAATACTTGGCCTTCTGGATCAAGCACACACATAAATCCGCCGTGCCCTTGTACTGTTATGTTACGAATAATAGTAGCATCATCCATTAAGAACACATCCATGCCGGCAGCGTCATTAGCTTTAGGAGGATTATAATTTACGTTAAACGCAAACACTACAACATCTACAAGTTCGCCAGTTATACCTCCACTGTTATTAACTTGCAACCATAGTGAAGTATTTGTAAGTTGCTGGTAAGTAGCAGATAAAGGATTTGTATCTTCGTCTGACGCTACTGAGACATGTGTACGTAATGCCCTGTAGTATAGCACTCCTTTTTTAACAAAGTCGCCTTGTTTGTATGTTACGCCTGATGCCCAGTCTGGTTCTGCATTGCCTAAACTAATATTAGGAGTATAATTGGTACCTACGTTCTTTGTTGGAGCGACACCTGTTAGAAGTTGTGCAGCTAGGGTTGAAATATGACTAATAGCTGCAGCTGTTTCTGTCTCTTGACCAGCTACTGACCCTGAATAATATGCGCCTTGATTTTCTAAAGCAAATTCTTTTCCGCCATTTATTAAGTCCTTCACAATACCGTCTATAATCAATCCAGTATCTCTTCGGCATTTAGTTTCGTTGTAAACCAGTGACGGGTATGTTGTATTAATAAAATAAATTACTTCGTCTTGTATAAATTCTTTATTAGATTTTACAATACTACTAGCTTTAATATATTTTCCTAAATTAACAAACGTAGCACCGACATTAACTGGCTTAGTGTTATCTTTAAGATAATGTCTACCAAAAAACCCTTGAGTTTCTCCAACTTGGTTAGTAAATGGAGTTCCGGTTGTTTCTAAAGTTAATCCATCAAATTCAGCATCTCTGTAGAAATAAGTATTAGCATATACACTTTGTGATTGTCTGCGTTTAGGTCGAACAATTACTCGTCTAAATTCATCACCTTTTAGCGATACGTTTTTAGCAAGTTTGATAGGATAATCTTCTTCATATAACCCAGTCTCGACCCTAATAAGAACTTGTTTTGCTTTAACAAAATTTCCTAATTCGATTTCTTCGCCCACATCAAACTGCACTGGATTAAGAGGTTGCATAAAAAATGTAGTCGAATTAGTATCTTGTGAAAATATAATTATTCGACCCAATGCACCACTACGTTTACCTCTAAGAACTTTTCCCGGAATAGCATCAGTGTTATCTGGATCTGTTTGATCCAACTGTCCTGCTGTACTATTTGTAAGTTCTAAAGTGTACCTATTACCAAATGCAATATCTGCTGCAGTTTCAGAGTCAATACCATTAGTGATAATATCTCTAATTAAGCCTACATTTGTATTAATTGAGCTTGCACCAGTTGGTTCAGCACCGCCTGAAGCGCCATCCCAGACTGTTGCTTGCGATATATCTTGTTGGAATTTAGTCTGGTATCTTAAACCAATGTTGCCACTTACAAATGGAGTATATGCACTATTATCAAATGGTATTTTTAAATCAGCATCTGTAAATAATTCAAAACTACTAACATCAACAATCTTCACGTAAGCAAATTGACCTTCTATTTCAGTCATACCTGTAATAGTATCAAATTCTACAATATTTGCATTCTTTAATCCGTGTGCGGTAGTAGTTGTAACTAATGATGGAACATCACCGACTTTTCTAACTATACTTTGTACAGCTTTTTCATTATATATCTTATTTTGCAAAACAGCACTAGTAATTAACGTGCCTAAAAACGCAAAACTATCACTAGTTTGTTCTAATTGAGTAGAAACAGCAATTCTACCACTTACACTTGAATAGTAACGCTCTGCTGCTGTACGAGAAAGATAATTAGCATTGTTACCACGTTCGGCATCGATTCTAAGACTATCAATAATTAAACCTAAATCTCTTTCGCATGTAGCAACTGTGTAACTAAAATTTGGATAAGTGAATGCAATGTATCCAGATACTTCTGAAATTAAATATTGTTTGTTTAATCTTAATGTTGCACTTGTAATTACATTTACACCGTTTTCAACCCCTTGACTAATTGTAGTTGCCGGAGTAACAAAATTTGAATGTGTAAGAGTTTGAAAATACGGTCCTGGCTCTTCTGGAGCAGTTTTAATTAATTCTGCTGCTCTACGTGCCGCAGCATTAATAGTACGGAACGCATATGTATTAGACGTTCCTTCTTTGCCGTTTGGCACACCTTGCATTGTGTCGTCACCAATTGTACTTACATTTAATACTTCTGGGCTTGAATATGCTGTATTATCTACATAATATTTTGTTGCTGCTTGTAAGTCATCATCGCCATTAGGTATACCATCACCAGCTAAGTCACCTGGATGATCGCTTAAGAAAAGGTTGCCTGTCATTACATCGCCTTGGCGTCTTACAACACTCTCTCTAGGTACAGCAACATCCTTTAAGAAATTGCCCAATAGTGTAGAATTATATCCAGCATCTACTATTGTATGCACATCACCTGATGCAATTACACCTGAGATGCTAATTTTATTATTAGCAGCTTCTAATGCATTTTCAGTTTGTGCTTGAGATATTGTAGCGTAAAGTGCAATTTGATCAGTATTTACAAAGCGTATATAATACGTTGTTCCACTTGTTGCTCCTGTTGGGTCAGTATTTTCAGCGTTAAATACAAATGCAGTTCCGTTTGCTCCACTCTCGTATCCATGTCCAGAAATAAACAAGTTGCCGTCGATGTAATTTGTTATGTTTAATGTGTACTGTGTGTTTGTAGCTGGCTCAGCAGCAACTCGTACTGGAAGTCCGCTAGTAATATAACGTCTATCAGCATAGCCTTTAGTAATAACTAAATCGTCAATAGTGTAATTAGTAGTTCTGCCTAGCTGTGAATTAATATCTGTTGCTGCACTGTCACTAATTGCAACGCCGGCAATACCAAAGTTAGCAGCTGATAAGTGTGCGCCAAGTGTTGGATTAACATTATCGTCAACAAGAGCACTAAATGATGTTGTTAGTATAATTTTTCCTGGCACACTAATTACATCAACATTAATGCTATCTGTATTATTTGCATCAAGATCACTATCACTACCAATTGTGCTATAATTTATTGCTGTCCCTGCACTATTTGTTGTAATAATTTTGCCCGCTTCGATAGTATCCGGAGTATCGCCTAGCGTAGTAAATCCTATTTGGCCACCTTGTCCAAATACTGCATATAGCTCTTGGAAGTTTTCATTTACTTTGCGAAACGATTCTCTAATACTATCGCCAGTGCCGTCGTTGCCTTCTACACCAATGTTTACATCTTGCTTTGCCATCTATCTTGCTCCGTTTATATTGCTGGGATTGCTAATTTGTCTACGTCAAAGTTTACACTTATGCCGCAACCACACGCTGATTGTGCGTTAGGGTTGTTAACTTCAAAAGTTGCACCCATTATATCTTTTTTGTAATTTATCTCTGTACCTATCATGAACATCACCGCTGTTGCTCCAACTACAAACTTACCTGTATCTGAATCAATAACTACATCGTTTGCTTCTAGATCTGCTTCTGTTGCTATAGTAGCCCAATCGTATTCAAATCCTGCACAGCCACCGCCTTTTAAGTTAAGACTGACTGCATAACTGTCAGTTTCTTGACATATATTATCAATTTGTGCTTTTGCTGTGTCGGTTAGTGTAACTATATTCATGAATAATCCTTCTTACGATAGTATTTATCGTTGCGTTTTATAATCTTAATGTTAAATATACTTATGTTTATAAGAGAATTTAAAAAGCAGACCCGGCATGTGCGTACTAGCAAAACAGGCAAAGAACATGCTTATAAGCGTGAACAGACACATTGTGTATTTAGGTGTGATAACTGTGATACAGAGTTTGAACGTGCTAGGGGTAGTATGGATCCAAAGCGTCTAAGTAATTCCTACTTTCACGTATGTAGGAACTGTGATAGTAAGATTTTTGCTCAAAAGAAAGGCGTAGAACAGAAGCAAAAATGGAATATGACTGCTAGTAGTTCTACGCCTATTGGTAAGTTATAGTTATTCTGATTTCCAAATTGTCCAGGCGCCGTATGCAATAGCTGCGTATGCTGCCAGTTTAGCGAATGGGCCTGCTATTAGTATTACTAATCCTACGCCAACAAGTACTGCACCGTCCCAACTTGTACGTTCTTCAATTCTACTATTAATCCATTTTCTAATCATGATCTTTTCATCCCATCTGATGTTATATTAGCAACATTCTTCATTGCTCTTTTTGGAACTGGCAATGTTGTATCTGGTTTTACTAAAGACTGGATAGGAGTTGCAAATTGACCTTTATCGTGTCTAATACCTACTATTTTATCAAGTACTAATTTTCCTGAATATCCTGATCTATTTTTATCTCTTGCCATTTTTATTTCTCCTGTACAATGTATTTATTAGATATTATGTATAGCACCCTTTAATTGTTCAAGAGAAGCTTCAACACGAGTTAGTTTACGTTCTAGGACGGTTATAGCTGCTCGCTGTTTTCTTGACTGCTCTTCCAAACTTTGCACATAACGCTGTGTAGGAATCTGCTGCTCTAAGCCGTTCTCAGCAATCATAGTAAAGTGATCGCTGCCTTGTGCTTTTAATCCGCCACTAACACGATTTGGATTCTTATCCGAACTCGAGCTCTCTGCTGTTGGCTTCTTTCGCCCGTACATTTTCGCTAGGTAATTCATATCCGTCTCCTTTGTAATATTTATACAGTTCTATGCTTGCTAAGTTCTTGCATTTGCTTTCGCACATGATATCTGTGTAAGGTAAAAAGCTAAGTGCCCAGTCATTTACAAGCTGATTAGGATAGTAGTCACTGTGCGCTCGTAGTTTGCCTTTCTTGTGTCCTGCTTCTAGCAAGTCTGGAAAGTGTAGCATACTGTCGTGTGCAAAGCCTTCTGGCAATGCTGTGTCTCTGCTGTAGCTGTAATGCATTGCAGGACGCACACCACGCCAACTATCAACTATGCGCTTAAATCTATCATCAGTAGGTTCTATGTATTCACCTTCACGACACCAGTGGTGATGTACATCTAGCACCAAAGCGAGATCGTCTGCAAGTTCAAGGCTGTCTGCGATTCCCCACTTGTTTTCGTCGTTTTCGATTGTAATAGTGTTTCTTGCCTCCGGTGAGAGACGTTTAAGCGCGGCTTTGATACCGGCTGGACCGTTTCTGCCTGAGATATGAACGTTGCACTTAAAGTCTTGGAAGGATTTCCCGTAACCCATATAGCGGATGACATCGGTGTGATATTCAAATTCTTCTATGCTCCTATCTACAATTTCCGGATTATCACTGGCCAACACAGTGAATTGCCCCGGGTGCATGGATAACCTAACATCAAGTAATCTTGCTGTGTCTCCAACTTTGGCAAACTCTCGTTCGCAGTAGTCGACCACATCCGGTTGCTGCCAATAATAAGCCCAATCACGCTGAGTATAAACAGGTAATACATCGCTACCCAATCGTACCATTCTAAGTTGTGGAGGAAGGCTTCCAACATATTCAATCAACCTCTGGTATGCAGCAATGTTATGGACCATAATGTCCCACAAGCGTTGCTCGGCTACATCAACAGTTTGCCTGTTAAGCCACTGTACTGTTGTGCTACGAGTATTTAGCGGTCGTTGAATTTCTTCTAGTACTTTTTTCTTCTGTGTTTGATCTAGATGCATGTATTTGCATGCAAAGCCTATGCGCTCTATTGGTTGATTCATATAATCTCCGCATGTTGTAAATTTCAAGTCCATATCTTATTATAGTACCTTTTTTGGTTGTTGTCAACGATAATTAAGCGCAATACTTATTCTTCCTTGTTTGTTTCTTCCTGCTTTTACCATGTGTTCTAAATATGATCTAAATATAATTAAACTGTTCTCAGTTGGTGGATAGCTAGTTACTCCAAATGTTAAATCAGTTTGTTGTGTTACATCTTTTAAAGGATACATGTCAGGTGCTTTAGGATCTCTAAAAACAATATCTCCTGATCCTTTCGGTGCTTGTAAATAATACACTGCACTTACAATACTATTAGCATGAGTATGAAATTCTTGAAACTGATGTTCGACACTTTCGTTAAACCAAGACTCGGCACATGTATAGGTTGCATTACTGTTATGTTGTTTTGTATATTCATGAACATGAAAATTTATTTTATCGATTAACGTACTAAATTTTGGATCGTCTACTATATCGTACGTTCCGAAAGATGTATATATACTACCAAACCATTCAGTTCCTCCCGAAGGTATTGTTTCTTTAATATTTTCTACATGCTCCGATAGTTCTTTATGTTCTTCTGTAGTTAGAATATTTCCTTCAGTATATATAGTTGTAGGAAACCATAAATTAATTTCTGCCATTTAAAACTTCCTATAACTCCCGTCGAGTTCGTGTGTGCCTGAATTATATATTGCCCACTCAACGCAGTTATGCCACATGTAGCCTTCTGCTCTAAGCTTCTTATACCATTGTTTAAATATTATAACACGTTTGCATATTTTTGTCAACATTTAATACTGTATACACCGTGAAAACGATTCCCAACAGATTGCAGTTTATTAAAGGTATGCACTATATATATGTTAGTAGTTGTATTCATTTCCAATTCTCCTTAACCCAAGGATCTTCACAGTTATGCGGTTGTGGATCTCCATGAAATACTGTAATGCAACATTCTATTCTCGGAGTAACATCTTCAATCTGCTTTAGTATGCGGTTGCCCTTTGTTCCGCCAGGCTTAAATTCTTTTGTTTCACGCACTTCCCATTTCCAACTTAAAATCCAACTGTCAGGATAAAGCATTGCTTGCTGTTTCCTAGTTGCTTCAAATAACCAATCTTGGTCTCCAAATAGTCGCCGTTGAATTGCAACTTTATTTTTATCAAATTCTTCCCAGACATGTGCCAATTGTCCGGTTTTAAATCTTACTACACTGCTGTTATACTTGTGCCAATTTTTTCGCATTGCCCTAGTAAAGTCGCGTATTGTACACCAATGGTTTGGTTGGTATGTAAACAGTTTATCTATATTACGTGCAATTACAACATCTAAATCAATATAAAGTATTATACCTTTTATTGGAAGATCGTTACTGAACATATAAGGTTTACACCACCAACCCGATAATCCTCTTGGTATAGAAAGTATTTTTATATCTTTGTTAATACCTTCCGGGTCATCAGTTAAACAAACAAATTCAAAATCTAATGAACAGTTTCGTTTAACCATGTTATACAACCGATTAACATAATCACTAGAATATTTTGTACCGTGCTTTAAGCATAGCACATAGTTTTTATTTCCTACACTTTCTTGAGGTACATTTTGAATAACTTCAACACTTTTCTGCGCTTTTTCTAGAGATTTGCGAATTTTGCGTTGTTCTTTTGATTCACCTTCAATATGCTTTTTAACCATTATGCTTCGTAGATTGCCGAGTTAGACCCATGTTCTGCACATTCTGCACTAACACACCAGCAACGATTATCTGTTGCTTCACGTACTAGTTTGTCTGCAAAGCGCCAAGCATGTTCTGCAAACTTCTCTGCGCCTACACCATCCATTACTACAACTTCGCACAATCCCATGTTTTCAAGTTCTGCAAATTTATACAAGAATGGATCATCTCTGTCAATTGCTGTCTTGTGATCAAAGTTGTCTTCAAGCCATTTCTTTAGTGGCTTTAACCCACCAAAGTCTACCGCCCAGTTTTTGTTATCTAACTCGTTGCATCCAAACTTAAACGTAAATGCTAGACTGTATCCATGTAATAGATGACAGTGTGAATGATCTGCGTTAGGCTGTCTAAATACCGCTGATAGTCCAATGTTGTGTCCGTAATGTTTAGTTGAATAATATGCCATTATAATCTCCTGTAGTTAACATATGAGCGGCAGAGTTAGAAGGGTTGACGCTAAGTCCTTACGTATAGTATACTATAAACTACTTATCGTGTCAAGCGAAACATTAGGATGTTTCCAGGATTTAGGTAATTCAAAATCATCGTTGTATATAATAAAGCGAGTGTTAGGAAAACTTTCAAACACTTTGCCTATTTGATGTATCCAATATCTAGGATCTACCGCTCGTTTGTCAGCACTATTATAATTACTAGATCCCTTGTAAATGTTATTAACTGTTTGTGTATTACTATATAAATCAAAACCTATTAGTCGTACTACGGTGCCTTTACATAGCTTTGCAGCTAGTAACGCTGCATATGGGCCGCTCCCCCATTGAAATGATTCATCCCATCTTTCAGCCCCGACATAAGGCAACTCCGGCACTGTACGCACTCGTGTAGCATTGAACTGAGATATCCAATCGTGTCTTGTATAAATGTAACTGTGTTGATTGGTATTATTACTTAATGCCTCTTGTACCATTCTGCGGTCTACGCATACTAAATGATCCATACTGTAATCTCGGTAGATAGCATTGCATCCAATTTTAATGCCACTTAGATTATCAATGTTTACGGAGGTGCGACTTTCACCGTTACCAAATACATACATACAAGTATTTACTTTATAATGAGTGAGATGTTATCAAACATCTGGATTTTGCGTTTTTTGAAAAGTAAGTACACACAATCAAACTCGCTGTATAGAGTAACTCTATACACGCCTGGTCCCATACCATCTGGTACAGGCATTGCCCATTGATGATCAACTATGCCTGTGTCTGAA